TTGTTGGCTGTCCAGTATTGTCGTAAAAACTTCGTAACAATATGTTTTAGCGTCTGCCATTGCATCTCCTATCGTCGGTGTTTCCACCATAGGGCATTACTGTGGCAGTTCGGTGAATACTCTGTTAAACGCTTGTTTTACAAGGTTTGGTGCGTCTGCCATCTGTGGGTTTATCTCAATGTGTAGCCAATCGCCACCGGGCGCGCCGTGTATTTCTGGCTTGCTGTACGACTTAAAGCGTTGACGATCACAACGCCAGCCACGCCCAAATGCTTTAGGAAAGTAATCAAGCACGCACTCAACACCTAATTCGTTTGCGTTGGCAAGCACAATGTTGATAAACGCAATGGTTGCTTTGCGGTTTGCTGTTGGCTGTTTCTCTGACGGCCTGTACGACAAGTCAACTGCTCGACCAGTGGCATGCACACTTAGGTTGGTTGAGCCGCGCATATCTCTTATGCCCCAGCTGCCATTATTCCAAAACGCGCCTGCACCGTGTTTTATAGCTTGCCTAATCCATTCATCCATGCCGGCACGTGGGCCTGCAGCTGCACCGTCACTGTTGCCTGTGTACGGCTTAGACCCAATAATTTTAGGGTTGGCTGGTAGTACTGCCATCTGCAGGCTTTCGTTTTAGGCCGTTAGCGGCAACAAGGCCAGACAACGTGCCAGTCATAAAGATACTTAGCGTTTTTAACAAATCTATAAACGCTGCGTCATTAGGTGATTGCTCTACTGGCTGCTCAACAAATCCTAAAAAATAGACGAAGCCAATAACCGTGATAGCAAAAGTTAATGCAATTGTGCAGGCCACAAACACAATCATTCGTGCGTGCAAGTAGTCAATCTCGCTTCGGTCTTTAGCCATTGGCCGCTTCACATCTGTCGGCTGTACGGCATTGCATCAAAGAAAAATTGCGTACACTATTTTTAGTTGGCGCGTTGTTTCGTGTTGTTTCGCACGCGGTCAAGACAAGTGCAAACACAAAACTAAAGCTCAATAGGCTCAGGCGGTGGGCTAAAATCGTGTGTTTCATAACTGTAAATAAACCCTATGCCTGCATAAGTTTTGTTTGGTAAACCATAAAAAGTTTCAACCCATGTGCCGGTGTAGATGTCTGGGTTTGCGTTTAGATATTCGCGTGTGACAACTCGAATGTCAGTGACAATGTTGTTGCTGTCAATTTGTGCAAAATAGGTTGTCATGATTTAAATCTTATATACACGGCCCCGGCTGAGCCGTTACCACCTGCACTGGTTGATACTGACGAGCCGCCGCCACCTGAACCAGAGTTCGCAGGACTTGCGTTGCCACCTGTTGCTGCTGCTGTACCACCTGTTGAGTTGCCACCTGCGCCCTGAGTAACTGAACCGGCACCACCACCACCACAACCAACAAAAGTTGTGATCGTTGAACCTGTAAATGTTGTGAGTTGTAAGCCTGTACCGCCCGCGCCGCCTGTCGTGCTCACACCGTTGCCGCCAACGCTGGCAAATCCACCGCCACCGCCAGCTGCAGTTGCACCGCCTTGAACACCACCGTTTTTACCTTGCGAACCTGCAATAGCTGGGCCTGCTGTGCCAACGCTGCCTGATGTACCACCACCACCTGAACCGCCAGCCATGCCATCACTAAGATTATTATTTACTGAACCGCCGCCAGCTGATGTTAAATACGCTGCAATTTCTGAACCGCGCCCAAAACCGCTCATGCCTCTAGTAACTGTGCCTGTACCACCTGCGCCTACCGTCACCGCATAAGTTGTTGCAGCAAGCAGAATTGTGGATTGCACTACACCGCCACCACCACCACCGCCACCATAGTTGCTCGCTGTACCGCCGCCGCCACCGCCTGCCACCATCACAACATCAAAGTAACCGCTTCGAGTAACGGTCAATGTTGCATCTGTTGTAAATGCTAAGAGTGTGTAACCTACGCCGCCAACCGTGATTGCTGATGATGTGCCACCTGTTGCAGCACCATATGACGCTGCCTGTTGGCTAAAAAAAGTTGCGGCGCTAGCACTTTGGAAAACTAGCGTGCCACCCCCATATTGCGCTAACGCTAAACTTGATGCCGTAGAAACTGTGCACGTTCCGCTCGTAATTGTGCAAGTGCCAGTGCCCATATTCTGAATCCAAATCGTGTCACCAGCTGCAAAAATACCTGTATTAACTGTAATCGTTGTGCTAGATGCAGAAGTCATTTGCACTCGATAACCGACATCGCCAACCACAAGTGTGGCACTAGCGGTCTTAGCCGATATTGGCAAAGTAGTAACAGCGTTTAATTGTGCAGCCGTCAAAATCGTGTTTGCTACAAACGGGAATGGCGTAGTCATAGTTGTAGATTATCCTAACCTAACGCGTTGGTGGTAGATAGCACACCAAACGTAATGTCATTCAAAATAAACTGGTCAAGGATGACTGTTGGTGATGTCCATAAGGTCATTCGGTGGCCTGTGTTCATGTCAATAACGTGATCTATGCCCTCAACGCTTAAATCCTGATTAACGCTTAACGGTGTGCCAGATGCAAACGTCTTAGTAACTGACACTGTTTGACCAATTTCTATAGGTGCTAACGCCGTTTTTTGGGCATCACTAAGGCTGGCAAAAGTGGTTGACACACTGGTAAAACGTGGGCGTGGGTTTGGATATAGCAGGTAACTGGCAAGCGTGGCAGCTTGCGCGTCACTACTTAGCAGGCTGTCTGTAATCGCCTCAGTTTGCGTAAAGTACTCTGCAATTGACCCTGCGTCGCTGGCGTTTTGTAGCGTGCCGCCAGACTCAATAGTAATGTTGGCATTGTTGATAACGGTCTGCTGGTCAAACTCTACAAGGATGCTGTCATACGGTGTGGCTGTGCCGGTGTCATTAAAACTGGCCGTAGCAGCTGCCAGCGTTGTGCCAATACGTTCTTGGGCGGTCAGCACGTTTGCTCGACTACAGAAAATACGGCCCTGCTCGGCTTGCTGTATGCGGTTTATGTAGGCGTTTACGTTTGTGCCGCTAGGGATGGTATACGCGCCTAGCGTGGCTGTAGGCGAGGCGGTTAAGGATGTAGCGCCTGTGTAGGTTGCAGCGCTTAAAACGGCTGTAATGCGCGCTGACGAGGTTTGGCTAGTGGTCACGGTTTCAGGCAAAAAACCCTGTGAGAGCACATAGGTGTTGTCAGCTGCGGCAATGCTGTAGGTGGTCATACCAGCCATGTTGTAAGTCTGATTAAACGTGGTTACTACGCCTGTAAAAAGGTACTCACCGTTGCGACTCAGCCTGATCGGGCGTAACGGCGCTAGGCCCGGCTGATCTGTCAACTGATTGTAATAAACGCTAGATGTGTTTAACGGGTCATAATCACGGTTGCCTACTGGCACGCTAATTGACACAGACATTGTGCCGGGCCCAAACACGTCTAACGGTTTGTGACGGCCTCGACTGATAGTAATTAGTTGTGCTACGTCTGTAATGTCGTTGTAATCTTCGCCGTCACCGTCAAGCACGTCTGGGCCGTCAAGTGTTGACTGGTCTAAATAAAATGCTTCGCCGTCGTAACCGCTTGACAGCTCTAAAAGGTATGTGCCGCCAGTAATTACAGTTGAGCCGGGCATGATTAGAGCGTTGCAAAATTGACTGGGCCGTAAACTTGCGTGTACTGGTTTATTGCGTCAACTACAGCTTTACCAATCTCTGCGCTTGTTTGTATGCCGCCGTTAACGCTTATGTTTATTTGACCCATGCCACCACCATTACGCAAACCGCCTAAAGGGTCACCTATTTGGCCTTGTGTGTCAAATGTTCTACCACCACCGCTAAAACTTGGCCCTTGACTGCGTGAGCTGCCGCCACCACCTCCAGCCATAGGTGCTGCAGGGCTAGGCATAGACGGCATAGAAACGCCCGGCATAGTGCCACCGCTCTTAGGTGGATTAGGTGGCGCAATAATACCGCTACCGCTGCTACTGCCACCGCCAATGTTGCCTAAGTCAATTGTTGGCAAAGATGGGATGTCAGTAAAAGGGTTTAGTAAGTTCATGCCTCGAATGATCACGTTTATGGTGTTTATCCATGCGTTAGCAAAAATCTCAAAACCACTAATCAGACCGTTGAGTACAGCATTAACTATTGTGCGGAATGTCTCAAACTTGTTGTACGCGTAAATGATGCCAACCACTAGCGCTGCGACACCTGCCGCTATTGCTGTAAATGGGTTCAGTGCCATAGCAAAGTTGACTGCCAAGATTGCTACAGATATTGCGGTGATTGCGCCGGCAATAGCCAAAAATGCTTGTGGGTTATTTTGTGCCCAGTCAGCAAACTTTTGCAAGATCGGCAACACTGCAACTACTACAGGCAACAAGGCTGCACCTATTGACTCTTTGGTTTCGTCTAAAGAGTTTTTAAGTATCTTAAACTTGCCTGCAGCTGTGTTCGCTGCCGTTGCAGCTGCACCGCCAAACGTGCCGCCAAGTACTTGCATGACCTCATCAAGTGACGCGCCATCTTTAATCATCATTTTTATCTCTGGCGACAAAGCCTGTAATCCTTTCATGTTGCCGCCGTACGCTTTAGCTAACGCGTCAGAAACTTCGGCCAAAGATTTGTTAGACCCAATAGCAATATCTTGGGCAAGTGATAGTGCCTCTGTTGCTGTAGCAATGTCTTTTGTGCCAGTTACAAGTGTGGCTAATGCCGGGCGCAACTCACTATCAGCCGCGCCAGTAGCCCTCGACATAGCGCTAATCATGTCCTCAGTTCCTCT